ATAAGAAGTTTATCGAGAAGATCAATTGGAAAGATGCTTGTATTGATGATGATCGTTATATCACCAAGATGTATTCGTCTTCACTGCTTCCAACTACTCCAGCGGCTAAAATTCAGAAGGTTGAAGAGTACGTACGAGCGGGCTGGATGGATCGCGAAACTGCACTGAAATTATTAGAGTTTCCAGATACAGAGGCTTGGGAAAGCCTTGAGACTGCCGATAGAGAATATGCGGAGCACATTATTTCCGATATCCTCGGCAAAGGTAAGTACCGAGCCCCTGAACCTGAAATGCTTCTAGAGAAAGATATTAACTTAGCACGTAAAGCTTACTTGGAGGCCAGAAATGCAGGGGCGTCAGAAGATAGACTTGAGCTCTTACTTCGTTGGATCGAGACGGCTAGTTCCTTACTCCCTGATACTACAGCTCCCGTTTCGCCAGAGGGAGGAACTCCTCAGGGTCAACCTTTACCATTACCTCAAACAGGACTTCTACCAAGATAGGGATGAATAAATGCCAGTAATTATAGCAAAAATATTAGCATCAGAAATTACTAGAAAAATCGCAATTAAAATTACTATTGTAGTTTTGCGTCATCTAGTAACCAGAACAGAAAATAAGTTAGACGATAAGATTGTGGATGAGGTTGAAAAAGCGTTATCCTAAAGTTAATTTCTATAAGTGAGTAGATTTATGAGTGAAGTGCCAGAACAAGCGGAGCCCGTAGCCGAAGCTCCTGCAGAAGAGACACCGGTCTCAACTGAAGAACAGGCTGTAGTCGAAACCCCGCCAGAGGTTCCACAAGTTGATCATTCAGCTAAGTTTGCGGAATTAAAGCGAAGAGAGCGAGAAGTTCGACGAGAGAAGAACCGTATCAAGAATCAAATGGATGCGGAAAAAAACAAGTGGATCGAGGACCTTAAGACTAACCCACTTGAGAAACTAAGAGAACTTGGAATCTCTTCTGATGTACTAGCAGACGCTATGCTTGGTAATAATGTTGCCGAGGAAACTAGTGAAGCTGCGACTTTAAGAGAGATCGAAGAGCTTAAAAAATGGAAAGCTGAACAAGAGCGATCCAGAGTAGAAGCTGAACAACAGAGACAAGTAGAGGATTACAGGAAACAAGTCTTTTCCAAAATCGAAGAAAATGCGGACAAATATGAGCTATTATTACAGGACCGCGATGGAAAAGATTTATACTGGAACTCTATTGTAGAATATTACCAGAATTACGTCGAAGCCCCAACGGATAAGGAACTCACGACTCTGGCTGACAAGGTAGAAGAGCACATCTTCGAAAAGACTAAGGCGCTGTTATCAACGTCAAAGTTCAAGCCTTCAGAGCCAACGCCAAAAGCTCCTGAAAAGTCGGAGGAACTCCCAGTCGAAGAAAGTAAGCCAACATCTAAGACATTGAGCAAAAGCTTGACGGCAAGACAGGGACCAGGATACAAAGTAAATTTGGTACAACAGGCAAATAAAGTAAGTCATTCCTCTCCATATCACCAATATATGGAAGCGCGGAAACAAGCTTTATTAGATAAACTTAAATAAAATTATAGGATTAAATCATGACTCAAGATATGACTACTTTTGACTCGATGTTGAAAGAGCATTATGATCGTCAAACTGTCGAGAACCTTGTTTACAAAAACAACCCTCTTCTAGCTATGTTGCCTAAGAAAGAGGACTTCGGCGGTAGAAACTACCCAATGCCACTCATCTATGGTAACCCTCAGAACAGAAGTGCAACTTTCTCAAACGCTGTTGCATTGACATCTGAATCAGCTGTTGAAGCATTTACTCTTACTCGTGTTAAGAACTACTCTCTTGCTTTCATCGACGGCGAAACTCTTAAAGCTTCTGAAGGCGACAAGAACGCTTTCGTTAGCGCGCTAACTACTGAAATTGATGGTGCTTTCCAATCTCTTGCAAACGACATCGCTTTCTCTCTAGGACGTGACTCTAGTGGTTACAGAGCTCAAGTTAACGCTGAGCCGTCTGAAGCTGCTACTACTGTCATTACTCTTAAGAATGCTGAAGATGTTGTTGGATTCGAAATCGGACAAGACATCACAATCTGGAGTGCTAAGTCTGGCGGTACACAACGTACTTTCGACGGCTCTGCAACTTCTGCTCTTGTTTCTGCTGTTGACCGATCTGCTGGTACTGTAACTCTTAACGACGCATATGACTCAAGTGGTACAATTGCTGCTGATGACTACATGTTTGTTAACGGTGACCGTGGAAGCAAAATCTCTGGTCTTGAAGACTGGGTTCCTGATAGTGCTCCTACTTCAACTGCTTTCTTTGGTGTTGACCGATCTGTAGACACTAACCGCCTTGGTGGAATTAGAACTACTGGTACTGGAATGCCAATCGAAGAAGCTCTTATCGAGTGTGCTCAAGACATCGCTCGTGAAGGTGGACACCCAGACGTTTGTGTTCTTAACTTCAAGCAATATGCTAAACTTATCAAGTCTTTAGGCTCTAAAGTTCAGTACATTGACCTTGACGTAAATGGTGTTGTTGGATTCCGCGGTGTTCTTATCCACGGTGCCCACGGCGAAATTAAAGTTGTTCCAGACAGAACTATCCGCGACGCACGTGCTTACTTGTTGCAGATGGATACTTGGAAGCTTTGCTCTCTTGGACCAATTGTTCACCTTCTCGACAGAGATGGAAACAAGCTTCTTAGACAGTCTTCTGCAGACGCTTATGAAGTTAGAATCGGTTCTTATGCACAGCTAGGATGTATGGCTCCTGGATTCAACGGTACTGTAAGCCTCGATTCATAATAGGAGTTTCTCATGGCTAGTTCATATTTTTATCAAAATTTCCAATCTAAGGAAGCAAACATTACTAAGTTGTACCTTAGAGCGGATATCGGTGCATCTGGGGCTCCGACTCTAGACACTGATGATTCCAAAGGGATCGCTTCTATTGCCAGAACTGCCACAGGGGATTATACTATTACTCTCGACGAAGCTTATAACAAGCATCTACACACGAGTGTAACGTTGATCGAAGCAGACGATACAGATCTTCAGATTCAAGTTGCAGCTACTGATGTTAGCTCAGCTAAGACAATCCAGATCATTTGTACTGCGGCTGCTACTCCTGCTGATCCACCTGATGGCTCGGATCTGACTATGGAAATTACTCTTAAAAATACTTCTGTCTAACAGAACGGGGGGCGGGAGCGCCCTCCACTTTTTACCTAACTAAGTGAGATTATTATGATGAGTAAAGAATTAGCGGCTAAGATTGCTGCAGAAGTTAGAGAACAAAAAGAAGATGAGCCTAAAGAATGGGCTAGATTAGCGAAACAGTCTGCGGCTAAAAAGCTTATGGCAGCGTTTCAAGACCAAGACAGTGACGCATTTATTGCAGCACTTGATGAACTAAAAGAAACAACGGATGAAGATTAATGGCTAATTCCGCTACCTTATCACAACTTAGAACAAGAATCCGCGAACAATCCGATATGAAGAACTCTGACTTCATTTCAGACTCGGAACTCTTGAGCTATATAAATGCTTCGTATGCTGAGCTATATGATATTATGGTTCAAACATATGAAGATTACTATGTCACCTCTACTACGTTCTCACTAACCTCTAGTGATAATGGGGTTTATGCGTTACCTTCGGATTTCTCGAAATTGCGCGGGGTTGACTATCAGTTGGGTGGCGAATACGTTACACTTTACCCGTTTGACTGGAACTCTAGAAATGCTAGACAACGGTCTGTAAATAGATTATATCTAGGGGACTTAAATCTTGTCTATAGAATTGTGGGCAGTAATCTTAGGATTGAGCCTCGAGATAATGCTGTTGGCGATTATCAGCTATGGTACTGTCCTTCATTTACTCCGCTTTCTGCTGACGGAGATCTTGTAGATTCTCATATGGCACGTAATGGTTGGGAAGAGTATATTGTAGTAGACGTGGCGATTAAGTGTTTGGCTAAAGAAGAGTCTAATACTGCACACTTACTTCTCGCAAAGGATCAGATCAAGAAGCGTATTGAAAGTGCTGCTGGCGACCGAGATATGGATCAACCTGAACGTATCAGCGATGTTAATAGAAACGGCCGTGGCGGCAACGTATGGTAGATCGGATTAAGCCATTTAAAGAGCTTAGAGTAAAAGATCCTGTGGTAGAACGGGTTCAATCTAATATCTCTACAGCCTTTAATCCGCTAACCGATATTCCGCTTTTAAACGGGCGGCTTATAGAAGATGTGGCACTTACTACATCTGAAACTAAAGTAGAGCATAAACTTGGTCGTG